GATACGGGATAACTGTATGAGGATTGAATCACTCCGATTGTTCCCAGCAGGTTATTTTTATAATCCAAAACGATATTACTTTGTGCGGACAAATCCGCTCTTTCCCATTTCCCGGAAGGGGTTTTTATAAACAATTCTTCTTTCATGGCTACTATTTTTTAGAAAATCTTCTATTTCTTGACTGTATCACATCGACATTCGTCTGCTGTTTATTTATATCCACAACAGAGACGGTAGGCTTTATATTTATTTTCTGTGCTCCTTTCACAAAAGCCTCTACAAGCATTTCTTCGGAAATCGTATTCCCATAATTCGATGAGGCCGGGGAATATACTCTGTTTGCGGCATTCCAATTCTGACCTGTCCGATAAATGCTGTTT